TTCCGGGCGGTACGAGTAAGATCATCAACCGTTTTAACATCTTCCGGCTCTTTGGTCCGGTTTGGGAATACTTCGTTGTAGTATTGAACCAATGCATCAACCGAAAAGTGTTTGGTTGACAAGAACTCTGCCATTTCTTTGTATTTGGCAAATTTCTCGTGTGCAATTCCGAGCGTTTCTTTGACGTGGTCGGGATTAAACTGAGAACGGTGGTTCATCTTGACAGAGTTTACAGCACTTGAATTTAAGCTGAAAGTCAGGGTGTTGTTGCAAACTACCCGGATAGGGGTAAAGCGAACATCAAGTGACTTGCCATATTGATGAGGGTTTGAGAAGAGCAGGTAACTATCCACCTGATCACCACCAAGGATATCAAAGCTTTCTTTAACCTTGGCCAATGCCCAGACTTGTTTACCACCTTTCAGAGAACCAGCGGTGTGCATTTCCATGTCACCAGCAAGAACATATTCGGCAAAGAACTCAAATGCTTCTTCGTTTTGTACTGGGTTCCAGTCGTTGCCGATAACATCCAGCAATTTTTCATCGCTTTTCCGAATAAGGGCAGCTTTGGTTGGGACTTCAATACCATCACCATAATAAAGAGGCTCTTTGACAACCTCCCAATCAAGTCCAGCTTTCTGCATCATTTGAGCGGGAGAAAGTTCGTTAGAAACTTCTACCCCCAATCCATGCCAAGGAACTTCGCCAGCATACGCAAGTGTTTCTACTAAGTGAGCCATTTGTTTTCCTTTCGTTGTTGATGATTGTCTTATAGTTCAGTTTGAATTGATTGTAAACCCCTCTTTTGAATTTATTTCAATTAACTGCAACCCGTTCACAAGTGATCGAATAATCGTCAAAGTGAATGATTGCGTTTACATCCCACATATCGGTGTTCATACCGTAGGGGAAACTATTTTTGAATGATGTTTCTACATCATAAGAAATATCATTCATTTGGGTTTCACACGAACCATACGTAGCGTGGGGTCCAACTTGAGTAACATCAGTTCCCATGATGGAAATCAAAACTACAAAAACAAAACTCAGGGGGGTCATTTCTTTTCCTTTCTCTCTCTAACTATAGAATAGCAGATTCCACTAGAAAGTCAAGAACAAAATGAATTTATTTTGCCGAAATTATCCGTTTTAGGCCACCATCCATTTTGAATATGTGGCAGGGCAAGTGGGGGTAAATAGCCCGAGCGGTATGATAGGCATCATACTGATGAAACGAGTAAAAGCTATCACCAACCTGATTACCATCTTGATCATACTTAGCTGCACACCAGCCATTTTTACGATCAATGTAAAACACTTCGATCCGGGCGGGGAAATTTTCAGCTAACATCGAATTCTCCTTGATATGTTTTGAGAACATTCATCTCAATTACATACTAGCAGATTACACTAGGAAATCAAGAACAAAATGAATTTATTTTGGAAGGGCACCATAAAATCTGGTGATCTTTTGAGAGGGTTTGGTAAATAGGTGCCACGCACTATTATCCTTGCCAGTCATTTTAGAACCCGGTATCCAAACAAGTCTACCAACAGAAACTATCTTACGTAGTCTTGGTTGAAATGGAATAGATTGTTTGGTGTGAACCCAATCAGCATCAAACAGCAACCATGTAGGTGCTATATCTGACAATTGTTCTATTAGTGGATGCAACAGCTTACGATCCCATGGGGGATTGGTAATGAAAAAATCTGGTCTGATTATGTTCCGACTTGTTATATCAAGAGCGTCCCGTTGTTTGATATAACCACGTTGGGGTTCAATATCATAGGCCCCTATACAAACCCCTTTGGATTGGCTCTTGAGATGCACCATCAACTGTCCAGCACCCGCACAGGGTTCAATGTATGTAAATCTGTTGGGTATGTGGGGAATTAATGGTAATACCCCCTTCAGAGGCGTCTCATAGAAGTCTCTCTCCACCCGTTTAAAATCTGAGCGTTTACCCACTACGTTTTACCATCATTAGCAAATTCGCCAAAATATTTTATGCGTTTTTTCAGTTCATTCATTTTATTCTCCATAATGTAAAAGGGCGAGTTTCCCCGCCCTTCAATTACATACCTAAAGCGTTTCTGTAAAGTTCCAGAACTGCTTCTTCTTCGTCTACATCTTCCGAATCACGTTTGCGAATAGCAATCAACTTCCGTAATACTTTTGTATCATAACCTCTACCTTTTGCTTCAGACATTACTTCCTTTTGGGAATCAACAATGTCTTTCTTTTCAGCTTCAAGGCGTTCAAACCGTTCTACAAAAGAACGTAATTCGTCAGTAGTAACTCTGTAATCACTCATTTTTCATATACTCATAATTTAAAGGTTGATTAAAATTCGAAAAGAACACCAGCAGTAATGGCAGTGTTATCCCAAGTTTCATTAAAGGTGGCATAAGTGTTAAAGGTAAGTCCTTCTACGCTAGACGGTGCATATGTCACCCCCACATCAAGGCCAACATACGCCACATCAAGAAGATCAACAGAAGTTTCTGCATACACAGATACATCATCAATCACTTCATAATTTACATTAAGGGTGTAATCAAGGGTGTAAGTTTCCCCCTTGAATTCGTAGGTTGCTTCAATTGCATTATCAAATGCTACCCCACTATTGCCAACATCAAACGCTGATGCTGAAAGAGGTACGAGTGATAAGGATGCAAAAATTGCTCCTACTGAGAGTAGTTTTTTCATTTAGTTTTCTCCAGAGAGTTTGTTTGTTTCAATGTCGTTTATTTATAAGATTTTATTTGTCTTCTTTGGCGGTTTTACGTTCAGCATCAGTGAAAGAAGATGCAACATAAGCAACGTTAATACTTTGTCCAGCATTACGAGAAGTTTTCATACGATTGACTGATGCAGACGCCACACCCATGGTTTGAGCCATGTTGGTAGTGTCATATTGCATTGTGTTGTCGTGCCTGAAACCATAGGCTTGACCTACTGCAAATGTATTCATATCAGCCCCTAAAAACATGAAGCCCCAGTCTTTACCTTCAGCCAATTCTACCATCCCCTTAATACCAGAACTGTCAAAGGCAGTAGAAGTATTTTCTTGACCATCAGTTAGAATAACAATGGTTACAGAAGGACGTTTTGATTTTTTTTCATTTGAGAGAAGGGCGTTTACTTCAAACATAACCTCACCAATGGCATCATTAAGATTGGTCATACCATTTGGTTTATATGTTTCGTAATCGATAGGGCGTACATATTTCTCTTTTAAGTCTGAGAATACACGGTTGACGTTATACCCATTAAACTTATACAAGGAGAATGAGGTTTTAACCTTTGTGCCCTGTTGGGTTTTTAGAAATTCGTTATAGCCTGAAATGGTTGTATCCCGGCAAGAATCCATTGAAGATGATTCATCAAGCACAAAAATCACATGTGCTTTTTTGGTACCAGCCTTTACTGGGTTAAATTCTTGCGCCTTGCTTACAATTTTAATTTGTGGTGATGGTGGAGGTGTTATAGAAGTTCCCTGAAAGGGGTCGATATATGATGGATGTATACGTGTCATAGCGGAAATAGTTCCTTGTTAGTTAATATTGATTAACGGGGGATTCTGTTCCAAGGTTCCCCCAGACCCGCAAAACTTAGGCCGCTAGGGCGTAAGCTTTAGGTGCGTAATTTTCATTAGCATTTAGTTTTTTTGGCTTAATAACGTAGGCCAACACGATAGTCTAACTTATCCTTCAGCGTTTCAATCGAATCCCTTTCACCCCCAGAGGTTCCACTTTCGTATATAGTGGAGAGAAAAGGTTTTTTGGTGGAGGTGGGGGCATCGAAGCCCCGTCTTAAAACCATCAAGCATCGCTCAAACAACTATAACCTTATTTATACAAGGTTATCAAAAAATGTCAACTCTCAATGAAGTATTTTTAGCCAATCAGATAAATTAGTAAGCTTTTCCATTATTCTTCATATGTTTTATCATGAACGTAAAGGCCAAGAACAGCATAATGAAGAACCTTCATCATATCAGCCCGAAATTTATCCACATCATCACCCTTTTTACCATATCTCTCTGCATATTTCATGACATTACCCACACAGAATCCAATGCCATGACCAGCATCAATTATACCCTCAAGAGTTTGACGTTTGGTGCGCCCTTGAGCATAATGTTGGCCATAAGTCGCATCGATATATTTGGCCAGTTCTTCTAAGTATTTTGGTTCATCAAATTTGTAGTTAATGTTGTTCATATCATCTTTCACATTTGTCACCATTATTCATCATCCTCATCATAAAAAGCCCATGTCAACGTCACTATAATTATCAATAATGCTACCGCTAATGGACTCATATCAGTTCCTATAAAATTTGTGGCTTCCAATCATACCAACAAGTTCAAAACGTTTAGCCCAATAAGGAGTCATGTAAGAGGCATGATAGTAGGTTGCCCCGTCTGTGATATCATCCGATTGATCAAAGTATATTTCCTGTGCTATAGCAGCAGCAGTAGCTTTGGCATTTGGTTCTTTCATTGCATCTGAAGCACCATCACAATACCAAGAGAACTGGCATCTATTGAGTTTGATACTACCATCTGCATTTCGATTGGATTGTTTGGTTACCTTACAAACAGTGTTTGGAAAGGCATCAGACGCCACCCTATTCATTGTAACCAAGGCAACTGCCCTTTGACCTTCTATACTTTGGCTACGAGCCTCGTGATATATGTTTTCTGTTAAGCAATCAATCTGAATTTGATCAGTTGCGGCTACGGTTTCGGCTGTTGCTAACGTAGGAGTCAGCAACGCCATTACAAAAAGAATTGTCTTTAACATAGTTCTACCCTTTTAGTGTTGAACGTATATTTATAACATAGTCCAACCCTCAAGTAAATCCCTAAGCTAGTTTTTTAATTCCAAGAGTCCAATTTTCGGCAGCATCTTCCACATATTGTAAAGACCTGTTAGGGAATTCTTCATTGAAGAAGTGTCTGCCCTTATTGTCGTAATAATCAATTATAAACATTTCATTAAAGGTGTCATGGCCTACCACGGCCCGTCCTTTATTCTCTTCATCTGCATCTGCATAAAAAACTGAAATATCTCTTGACATGTTTTGCTCCTTGGTTAGTGGTTGAAATCTTCTATCATTGGGAAGATTCCTGATATTGCATATGCACACTCATTGGCTAATTGCATATGTTCTTTTTGTGTACCATCTCGGGATCGTAAATCTATATAATGTATCCATGATCTCATAGTACCGTTAACGTATAGCCTAGACATTGTGTTGCCTTCAGGCAGTAAAGCTCTTGCTTGTTCTTTGGCTATACCATTATCTATTGCCCATTTATATGCCAATCGGGCTTCATAAATTATCTGGTCTTGTTTTTGCCACCAGATATGTTTCAGGGATGAGTCATCCGTATCAATAGAATTTTGTCTGTTCTTGGCGTCTTGAAGCCTTGCTTCTCGTAGCACAAATTTCATGTCCTTGGTGGGATCAGCATATCTTTGAGAAAATTCTTGAAACGAAAACGATCTATGCCTAAGCAATTGTCTACCAATATCACGGGTAGTTTCAAGTTCTAGACACACAGATACCATTTCTAAGGGAGACCAGTGTTTATGTTTGATCAAATATCTGATAAGTTTTTCAGCGGTGGTAGAATTGAATTGATTGGAAGGGTTCGAAACTCTGGCAGCAAAGGCAATCAACTCTTGAGCATCCGCTAATTCTTCTTTGAGAATTGGGGTCGGTTGAGAATAGGATATCAACTTTGCTTTAGATTCTAAATATTTCACTTACCTTGACCTCTGTATTTCTTCCAAGACTTACGCTTCTTCTTGTTCATGGAAGAGGTTTTGGTCTTACCATTACCAATGGAAGTTCGTTTGTAGTTTCGTTGTTCATACTTTTTCATAATAATCCTTATTGTTGGTGGTGTGCATATTTCAATTTTTTAGCAATGGATTCATCAACATCACCAATTATAGCAAAGTCTGAATTCATCATTTCGATTACGGCAAGCACATCCGTAACCTCTAGAGTTAGAAAATCCCTGTTTGGGACATTATCATAATCCGGGTGAGAGTTATCATAACCATGTCTTAAAATCTTACCAATTACTTTGATAACTTCTGCACATTCTTCTGCCAACATGGCAAGACGTTCGGCTTCGCCTTCTGTTAGCATGTTAAAGTGTTCTGTTGTCATATCATTATCTCATCTTGGTTATCAATTACGCTACTACCATATCTATCACCTGTAGAGTTGTAGCTAATCTCTCTTGGTGTATCATCAACCAATTCGAACTGTGATTGTGATTCTGCATCTAACAGCCTCATGTGTAATTTATTAATCCCAACCATAAATCGTTTATAGTAATTTAGATCATTGTAACGATTCTTCAACTGTTTTACCATGATCTGACCATCTCTTTCAAGGTCTTCATTCGAAACCAAGGCCAACATAAGATCAGCAGTTGCTGGAAGCCCAAATGATTCAGAGGTATCTTCAAGGCCCGGATCAGAATTAGCAAATCCAGAACGGGTGGTTTGAGTTGCAGATACTACTGGCACGTTAAACTCAACAGCAAGCCCCCTAAACTCTTCTGCAATGGCCTTTATGTAGGAGTATGAGTTAATAGACCCCCCCATACCTCTAAGCCTTGCCGAAGCACAAATATTCAAATAATCGATGTAGATAATATCTGGAATAAATTGTTTCTTTAGTTTCAATTCGTTTAACAGTGCCCGGAAGTGAGACGAATTTGCCTGACCGGTTGGATATTCTTTAATGATTAACTTACCACTACCCCTACCCTTCAGTTTTTCGATCTTGGATGTGAATTCGTCTTTGGCTAAATCCTTAATCTCATTGATGGGTACATCAAGTAAATTGGCATCAATACGTTCAGCAATCTTTTCCTCTGACATTTCGGCTGTAATATACAACACGCTTTTACCCATGGATAGATTAGCAGCAGCGCAATGACACATCACCAAACTTTTACCAACTCCAGTACCAGCCAAAAAGATTGTCAGGCTTTTATTGATTAGGCCCCCGGATGTTATAAGGTTTAGTAGTTCTAAATCAAACGGCATTTTTGACTCTTCTTCATGATAAAATTCAAACCTTGCGTCAAAATCTTCGATGTAATCGTGACCAATGTTAGTGTCAAATCCAATAGCCAAAGCGTCTGTCAGTATTTGAGGGATAGCCCCCTTATCAAGTTTATCTTCTTTACCATCAATGATGCTAATGGAATCCATTATGGCATTGTATAATGCTCTATCTTGGCACCATTGTTCTGTAGCATCCAGCAACCATTTATCATCAACCTCTTCGATCTTAAAGATATTTGGAAGAATAGCATTTGAAACTTCGGCATCGAACCCCTCTGAATCCAATTCAATTTGAAACGATTCGTGGGTAGGGAGTTTGTTATATTTCTGAACATAATTCACCAGTTGCTTAAAGATTGCACGATAACTACCTTCAAAGTATCTTCCCTTTATAAAGGGTAATACCTTTCTCATGTACTTTTCGTTGGTGATAATGTTCTTCAGGACTGTCTGTTCAATATTATAGTCCATTAGATTCCTTATGTGTTTGCAGAATTATCTATAATATCTTCAAGGATATTTCCAACAACTTCTAACAATTCTTGATCACTTTCTGTTACAGTATCGTCTGTGAATGAATTGATCGTGTAGTTAAAAGTAATTGCATCCGACTTCTCATCAAAACCAACTGCCTTGTAATGAAAAACCATTTCGGTGTAATATCCCGTTAGAATTCTGACATTCCAAACGTTGGCATCATCCTCATTTGGGATTATCTCGTAATCTTTATTTTCCTGCATCTTCTTCCTCTGGATCAAAGTGTACTATAGGCTTATATCCAACCATGAACTGCTTACGAACAAACTCTTTAAAGTCAGTTTCCTCAAACATCTTATTCCATAGCTTTGGATCATAAGTGGCTTTCTCTCTCATGTTAGGTTCAAGTAATTCACCAGTTTCCTGATCAACCACACAATACCAACCCATCTTTGGTTTGGCCATGTAATTACCAGCCAAGGCAACTTCCAACAACCCTGAATATTCAGAGATACCCCCTTCCCACGTTACTGAGATAGGTATCTTGGATTTCTCCTTAACGAAACGAGATTTATCAACATTGATGATAAATTCATATCCTTTAATTTCTGTACCAACCTTGTCCTGTCTACGACCAATGATCCAAACATTATCAGCAGAATAATATATCCCCGTACCACCACTCACTACATCTTTTGGAAACAATCCAATTTCTTTGTAGGTGTGATTAACTGCAATCAAGGGAATACCTTTGTCTTTCAGATGTGGGGTAACCATTCTGAAAAGAGATTTAAATGATTTAGCTCTTGTCATATCAGCAACAGATTTTTCATTTAAAGCGTCTTCGGTTTCTTTCTTGGATGCAAGGTTACCAATAGAGTCAATGATAACTATTACGTGTTCATCTTGTTCTAAAGCCTTGAGTTGAGCAACCATATCAAACTTCAATTCTTCAGCATCTTTTATAGCTACGTGAAGCACCCGGTCTGTATCAATACCAAAGATATCAAAATAAGATTTGGGGGTGCCGAATTCAGTGTCATAAAACAACAATACAGCATCATCATATTTGTTTAGGTATGCTCCAGCCATAAGTAAGGCAAACGAAGTCTTGAAGTGTTTAGATGGTCCTGCCAGAACTGTTAAGCCCGGAGTAATGCCCCCATCAACGTCACCAGATAAGGCAACATTAATCATGGGAACATTGGTAGGTACACTTTCAATAGCAGTAAAAAATCTTGACTCTGATAGCACATTGGCTTCTGACATTTTCGAATTTTTCTTGAGTTTGTCCATTAATGACATGTATGTTGTCCTTATGTTAATAATTCCTTAAACTACCATACAAAGATATGATTGTAAAGGTTTATTTTTCGAATGATACGTTTTGTTCTCTTTCCCGTTCATCCATTTCAAACTTTTTTCTTAGTCCATTATTAATTTCATGTACCTTCGATAGCAGAGGCATATCGTTTGATTTGATTATAGCAGAAACATCTTTTGGAAAGCATGATCCACCATATCCTCTTTTACCATCAAAGCCGGGTACCTTAGAATGAGAATGTCCAATTCTCTTGTCGGTTCCTACAGCACCAGAAATCTTTTGGAAATTTGCACCATGACTTTGGGAAAGATCATAAATTTCATTGAAGAAGGTAACCTTTGTGGCCAAGAATGAATTGATTGTATACTTGACTATAGATGCTTCTACAGCAGTCATAAAGAACGTTGGGGCCGGGGAACAAATTGAATATTTGTCGTACAGTCCCTTTAACCTCATCATGAATGTCATTTCACCCCCAAATACATGAAACTGAGGATTGGCAAAATCGTCATTGGCAGCACGTTCAGTTAGAAATTCTGGATTGTAAATATCCAACATCTTAAACTTTTTTACAAAGTTTGGGGTCACAGTAGACTTTACGACCACTACTGTCCATGTCCAATATTTTCTAATCTCTTTGAGAGTGCTTTCTAATATACTGGTATCAATTTCTCCAGTATCTGACATTGGAGTAGGAACACAAATGAACGCAAAATCAGGGGGATCAAACTCTTCTATTTTTGTATCATATTTTGGATCAATGATAATCTTTTCAATATCTGGAAACCCATAATCTACAGCTTTACCAACAAAGCCATGTCCTACAATAGCAATTTTCATATTACTTCCTTTGCTCTTTTTTGAAAATATTCTGTCCCACAATGACCAGCATAAGTACCGTCTTCATATTTTAGATGGGTACCGCCATGGCTCCAACTTACATCATTTATATATTCGCCTTTAAACCAGAATTTTTCTTCTTCTGCATTAAACGAATACACTTCATGAATTGACCCATCCTTAAACTTCAAAGCAAATAGTGTATTAGTCTGTTCGTACTTCATCATATAACCCCATCCTCCTTTTCCACAATTTGTAACTTACCTTTGATCACTTTCATAGTCACAAACCTTTCTGGAGCCAAAGTGTTCGATTTAACATACGCTCTACCCCCATCAATAAAAACTGAACCATCTTTTGAAGTTGTGTAATCGTGGCGGTGTCTGGAATAAATCACTTCAACCCCATCATCAGCAATAACACCAGTAAAATCTTGCTCCTTAACAAAGGTGCCATCCCTAATCATTAAACTTGATTCTGCATGAGGAACAGGCATCCACCAAAACGCCATATATTTGGATTTGGATGCTGGATGGGGAGTCCTACCATAGAAGATGGATAGACACACAGGAATTTCTGTAAATGTATCAGTCCATTCAGTATCACACACAAACTTTGCGTTTTTACCCTTTTCGATCTTCTCTATTTGTTTTGGAGTGAACACTAAAGAAGTGTTATTGATTTTTAGTTTTTTCGTGTTCATAAACTCTCTTCCTTAAGTCAGACGTTGAAAATCTGTGGTCACGTTTGTTGAAATGAATTTGAATGTCACGTTTCTGACACAAGCTCTTTCCTGTAAATTCCTTGTACTTATATTCTTCCCCAAGTATTCTAACGTCAATTGAATACAGAGTAATAATATCAAGAAGGTCTTCCTCAGTTTCATAAACTACAATTTCATCCACATATCGAATGGCCGCTAGTTGGGTGTACCTCTCCACAATGGTTTGGATAGGCTTATTTTTATCATCTCTATCAACTGATGGATCAATTTGCAAGCAACAAATTAAGTGATCACATTGAGATTTTGCTTCCTTCAACATTTCTATATGACCGGCATGAAGTAGATCAAAGGTTGATGCAGTCATACCAACTTTCATGATTTGTATTTACTCGTTGATGTTTCTCTTTCATTCCATTCTTTTAAATCTTCGGGTGTGTTAATTTCAACACCATCGAAATCTACATGACTAACATGAATTGGAACTCCATTCCATAACCAATCCAATTGTTCTAATCCCTCAAATTCGCTTGCATGTGTTTGGGTTGTCAAATTATCAAATTCATCAATGAACCATTTAGAAAAACAGTACACCCCCAGATGATCAAATGCATATGGAAAATAGGTTCGTGTAAACCAGTTGGCTTTATGATTAGAATCAATGATGACTTTGACAGTATTTCTATTCATAGATGGGGGATAACGATATTTAGCTTTGGCCAGAGTGGTTACATTCAGAAGCTTGGCACTTAGAACCATTTTCCAGACAAGAGTATCTATCATGTCCTTTCTAATATCAGGCATATCCCCTTGGACATTAACAAAATAACTATAATCTGGTAGAGTTTTTGCAGCTTCTACAATTCTACTGGTGCCAGATGTGTGTTCTTGTTGGGACATAATGACATTAGGTATCAAGGAAGCTATCTTCTTTGAATCAGTTACCACATAGGTATCATAACCAGTTTTGACACATTCATCATAAACATGACGGATAAGAGGTTTACCATTCAGGTCAGCCAGCATTTTATCAGGAAATCTGGAACTTTCCAGTCTTGCGGGTATCAGGATTACTGTTTTCATTTTCAACCTTTATAGTTAAACTCTTGAATATCATTAACGACTTCTTCAAAATCACTTAGATGTAACGAGTTAGGACCATCACTCAAGGCGTTGTCTGGATCAGGATGAACTTCCATAAAAAAGTTCTGAACTCCAAGGGCAGAAGCTGCACGAGTTAAGCCCGGAACATATTCTCTGTTGCCACCTGATACCCCATCACCAGCACCGGGTTTCTGTACTGCATGGGTGGCATCAAAGACAATATGAACCCCCTCATAATGTTCATATTCTCCCATCATTTCTTCGAGTCCAGTGAAATCTACAATC